TTGTTGGCGGTGCTCGATATCCTGATCCTGCTGCTGTTATTGTGACCCCTGTTATTACTCCTGCTGTGACTATAATTGTGCCTGTTACACCTGTTCCCCCTCCTGTGTCAGTATTATTAAAAGTAATAGCAGAACCATTAGTATAACCAGATCCACCATTATCAATAATAAAACCATTAACAGTGGTCGAAAGTAAAGTAGTAGTGGCAGTGAAACCATAACCATTGCCACCAGAAGCAGTCACAATCGGCGGAACACGATAACCGCTCCCATTGGCTGTGATAGTAACACTTATAATTCCTGTATATGAAATTGTTGGTAGTTTATTATAATTACGACCTGCCGAAACAGTTGTTATTGCTGATATACCACCAGCCGAAAATGTTCCTGTCACGATAGCACCATAACCGTTATCCCCTGCTGCTGGTGTTACAACTATATTAGGAGCAGCAGAATAACCAAGACCACCAGAAACACGGGTAAATGTTAATGAATTTGACTTAATACAGTTATAATTGGGATTAAGGCAGATATTAGTGGTGTTTTTAACTTTATAATATTTGGACATTCTAAATAATAAAAATAAAATTATTCTACTGTTATGATATTTGGCGGGGCATCTGTTAAAGGTTCATCAATTATTGGCGTATAATATACAACCTCCTTATCGTGTTTCTTTTTAATTTCGGCGATTTCTTCATCGCTTACTTCTATATTTTCAGTTCCATTCTTGGCCTTCTTCATATATGCAGTGATGCCCATTCTTAAAAGCCATTCATCCGCGACTAAATTAGGGAAAAGCATTTTAGATTGTTCTAAAAGTAAATCAAATGTTAATTTATCATCTTCTGTAAATTCCTCTGGATAAACATCCTTTTTATTCGTTTGTGATTGTAACATACTTAATATATATAAACATAATATTTATGAAATTATCATTTCATAATCAAGACCGCGCAAAAACCTTTTATTCTTATGAGTGCTATCAATAATTAGCGAACCGTATTGTTCCTCTGTTGCTTTGTCATATAATTCCTCGAAATTTTCAGGGGTCAAAATATTGCTTACTTCCTCATATAAATCTTGGAGAATTACTTTTTTTGAGGCAAATTTGGATATGAAGAAAAGATTACAGTTCAATCGAATATTTTTAGGAACTGATTTAACACTTTGAGCTAATATAGCAAATGAAATACCACTATGCCTATTTTTTATAAGACTATTTAACAATACACTTGCCTTTTTATTAGTAAATGCGTTTGCCGACCCCATTAAATCATCCAAAACTATTATATTTACTGGTGAAATCAAATATTTAGGCTGTGGAATTTCAACAGGGTCAGCAAAATCATATGTCTTTAATATGTCGTATATATCGGGATTATCTTCAAAGTAATCATTTAATTTACTTTCTTTTATCTTTATGACCTTTTTATAGGCTTCAATATATTTGTCATATGCTTCGGTTTCTTCTTTATTTTTCCTTATATCATCCACAATTGATTGTAATAATTCATCACTATATTTATCATATTTGTCTGTTTCTGCTAATGACTTTAAATTATTGAATATTTGGTTAGCGTCTAATGTTGGACTAATGACGATTATTCTTAATGGATGAATTTTATTATTATTGTCAATCAAATCATTGTCTTCATAATGCTTTAATAATTTAACGATATTAAAGGTCTTTCCACTGCCTCTTGAACCAACTGATAACATATTCCAATAAAATGCGGGACATTTACCACATCGACACTGTGGATAATTTAATTTGCTATTCTTTGGGTCGAATTTAAAATTTAAAGCTATTTCTTGTATCATCTTATATTATATTAATAATTAAAAAGTTCGCTTGCTAATCTTCGTCGTGTCTGTTCGTGAAATCTCTGTTTTAACATTTCGATACTTGCTTTTGAGTATAATTCATCATCAGTTAATTCTCGTCTTAATGCGGGTTTTGGTTTTCGTATAAATTCTTTTGGGGGTGGTGCTTCTTCCTCTTCTTCTTCGCTTTCTTCTTTTGGTGGAGGTTGCTTTTTTACTTTTGGTATTTTACGGATTGGCTCTGGGATTGGCTCTGGTTTTGGAGGTGGTTTTATAATCTCTGCTTTCAGTTTTTCTCGTCGTTCTTTTTCTAATCGTTGGTTTGCTTCATCCCTTTCTTTTAGTATTTTCGCTGCTGCTTCGTCTCGTTTCTTTTCCCTTTCCAGCTTCTTTTTATTTTTATCATAGTTGTCAAGCTCTTTATTAGCCCGCTTTGCTGCTGCTGCTTTAAGTCGCGCTACTTTTAATTTCTCAATCTGTTCAGGTGATAGGGTGCGTTTAGGCTTAATTGCTGGTGGTGTCTGGTCGGTATTTTCCATTATTTATTAATAATAGTATATAAAAAATTATAGATTTTATAGATTTATCGAATAATATTACTTACAATTAGAGGATGTTTAGATACATTTTTATTTGGTTTGGTCGGTAGGTCTTCTGCGGCAATTAGTCTACCAGATACATCCACAAAATTTTTACGTGTTGAGTTTAGAATAGTTGGGTCTATTTTAGCGTCAAAACCATAATAAGGACGCGAATGCGCTATTGGTTGTATCTCATATTTAAAATCCCCTCGCTTACCATTTATTTTAGCTGTGGCTGTACTTAAAATCTCGTTAGTTTTAGAATATCCTTTAAATACATTTAAACCTAACGGAACTCGAGCAGCATAATGTTCAGCTATTTGAGCATCTCCACTTCTTTTAACAGCATACTGTAAATTATTAAAACCGTTATCACTTTGAACTCTTGCCATATCTAAATAGTAAAAAGATTTTATTTAATATACGGAGACAATATGTCCATTTTGGATTGAAAGGATTTTAGTTGAACGGCAGAAGATAACAGGGGAGATAGTCTCTTCATTAGTAGAATTAAAAGTTGCTTGATAGCCGATATTAATAGTTGAGCCATTACCAGAAAGACCCGAGCGATAAAACTGCCCATCGCCTGAAAGGTTTTCGAGTGAGAGAATATGGCAAAAGTAATATTTAAGGAAATGAAAGAGACTAACACAACCAGCATGAACACCAGATGTTCCCAGGTCCATTTGTTGATTTCCAAGAGCAATAAGATTTTGATGCCAGATTTCGCTTGGTGGTAGCGGATATGGGTCGATATTGGTTGAGTTTATTGACCATTGAGATGTTAGGAGGTCACAACCCGCTCTCATGAAGTAATACGACTGATTGAACATATCACCAACCCCAGCCGCTTCATTAGTTGTAGATGATTGTTGAGTTGATAGAAGATAATTAAATGTTCTGGTTGCATCGTCTCCGGCTGCGTCACTTCCTTTTAATACTAAATTTTTATTTGTTTGATAATCACTTTTTTGGAAGGTGGCAATACACTGGTCGAGTGAATTAGTATTAATATTAAAATTCATATTCACATTGCTTTTTTTAGTTACAGATGAACCACGGGCAGTCCAATAGTCGTAATAGCCTATTAAAAGGTTGTCTTCTAATAGTTTTTGTGATTTAAGGTTATAATATTCGCTGCTTTCGAAATTGATTTTAGAGCAAGTTAATCGAATGTTGCTTAATTTAGCAGCAGCAGCAGAGATGAAGGCATTTTCTGCTCCTGCTCCCCATAATACAGAAGTAGGGGAAAGGCGAAATTCTATATAAATATCTCCGGTATCATTCAGGTCAATACAGGGGGTGCTACAAGAGCCGATAAAACCTAAAAGATTTGTAATTAAAATTGGACGAGCAGTTTCAACATTTTCAGCTACTGTTTTATCAAATGGTGCTATGAAATTAATAGGGCTATTAGCAGCAGCAACAGTGCCCGATAAGTAAAACACAGAAGGGTCTGGATTTTCTAAAAAGCGTTTTGAAGTTTGGGAGAAGTCAGCCCCTTCTAAATCATATAATGTGTTGTATAGCAGGTTATAATCGTTAATGTTACAAATTTGGACACCATTGCAGGTTATAGTTAGCTGTTGAATTAGACTATTTGTATTACGCGGTAGATGATATATACAGGTTCCGGCAGTAGATGGTAAAGTAACATCAGCGAAAATAGCGATTGTTCGAAAATCAATCATAGCAGATGAAGGAAGCTTGAAGCGAACTACGTCCCCAAAATTTACTTCACTCCGGTCTGGCATAACCTTCACAGTCTGTTTGGTGAAATTTTCCAATTTTTTAAGGGTATATGCTAAATTACGAGGATAGCTTGAAACTAAATCCATTATTTTGATATCTAAATATTAGATGAGAAAAAAAATCAATTTGACATAATTATTTTTTTGCGACAGACTCTGTCAATTTTTTGGCTATTGCTGCATTTTTAGCGGCTTCTTCTGCCGCTCGTTTGGCTATAGTTTCCGCTTTTGTTGGGGGTCTTCCAGGTTTTCTTTTTAAATCAGCTGTTGTCATTTCCCCTGCTTCTCCTACTCTTGCTCGTGTTGAAGCAACAGACATTTCTGTTTCAGTCATTGGACTAATTTCGCCTTCTTCTTCTTCTTCTTCTTCTTCTTCTTCTTCTTCTTCTTCTTCTATTTCTTCTGCTGCTACTGGTGTTTGTTTTCTACCGGTCAATGTTTCTCTTTCTTCTAATAAAAGATTTGTAATCTCTTGTTTTTTATTTCTTTCTTCTTCTGCTATTTCCATTATAAGTCTTATTTGGTCAGCACTTGTTGAAAACTTGCGACTATTAATTCTTTCTTTATTTTCTGCTGAAAATTTTTCATATATTTTTTCTGCTTCTTTCAGTGATATATTCTTTAAATATGGGCTGTTGCTTGCTCTCTTCTCTTTATAAATTTCTAATGTAGCATAATATTGGGCATCTTCTTCCTTAAATCCATTCGCAACAAAATTATTAACTTTTACAGCAAATTTAGTTTCATCAACAGCTTCAAATATTCGCGCTCTTTCATATTCTGCTTCAAGTTTTTGGGCTGAGGTTGGGCGAATTCTATTTTTATATTTTGCGATTTCCGCTCTATGGTCATCGATATAATCCCTTTCTAATTTGCTTTTTGCTGCTTCTTTCTGTTCTTCTGTTAAAGCTGTATCACTCTCAATTTCTTTTAATTTTTCTTCAAGTTGTTGGTATCTTATAGCGTCTATTTTAGAATATAAATAACCGTTTATTTCGTCTTCTGGTAGCGGCTCCATTTGGCGTTGCCTCCCTTTAATTATATTTCCTTCTAGGTCAATAATTTCATTTTTTTCTTGAAATGTTCGAGGGTCTTGAAAGTCGGTAAAAATACCAGCTGCTGGTGCTGTTTCAACTTCATTATAATTTGTATTTTGTCGTTTAATACCAAATGCTTCTTTAATTTTCTTTACTAAATCATCCTCTTCGTCAATTTGAATTTTGCTTTTTAATTTCGGTTCGACTCTTGATTTATATTGTCTAAATGCTTGTTTAGCGGTATATTTAATCTGTGGTTGAACCTTTGGTTGAAAATTTGAAAATTTAACATCATAAGGTTTCTTTTTTTCTTTTTGATTGACTAAAACTAATGGACCACCGATCGTTTGTGTTTCAACTGATTTAATATACGTGCCAATGTCATTGGTGAATTCACTTCTTCTATTAAAAGCGCTTGATGAACGCTCGCGGGCTAATGGTGAAGGACTGCCAATTTCGCTCATATCTAATAATTGAAAAAGAAAATTATTAAAAAGGGAAGTCAGGAATTATAAAATTGTTGTTTGTAAAGTTTCTCAATGCTTGCCGGTAGTCTTTTATTAAAATCAAATTTTCAGGAGTTATTGGAAAGTCTGGTAATAAATATTTATCGCTTTTGTCTAATAATTGGTCTCTTGTGCTTCTTAATAATATTAGATTAGGTTCATAAATAAAAGTCTCATCCATTTATTTTAACCATATATTTTTATTGTTAGAAGTCCAGCATTTAAATTAGTTCCATAAAATCTTAAATAATTATTTCCCCATCCATCCCACATTTCTTGGACATTTATAGCATTATCACCAGAAACAGGGTTTTTATAATCAGTTGTAATTTGTAAAACTCCGCCAACTGATACTAATCCACCTGCTGGACTTAAATAAACTCTGCCATTCCAGCAAAAAATATTGCCAGAACCTGCCATATTAACGGATGCTGAAATGGTTAAATATGAATATCCTGTATACCAATAACCATTTAATCCAACAAACCAACCATAATAAGTTAGTCCGCTTCCTCCTTGAACTATACTCGAAAAAGAAACGTAGGTAGCAGAGCAATAATAACGAGATGCTGTGCTATACGCTGATGCTGTCATATTTCCGGTTGCTCTTGTATTTCCGTCAGCATCAATAATAAAAGTTTGGTTATTATTAGTAAGAAACTTATGAACACCAGCACTATCATATCTTAATGTGGAAGCATTAATGCCAAAACTATAACCAGTATATAGTTGTATTTTTGTGCTATTTGTGTTATCATCAAAAATTAATTTATTTGTTAATGAATTAATAATATTGATATTACCATAAAAATTAGTTTGTGATATTGTTCCCCATCCCATATCCCTGCCAATATAAAATTGATTTATACCACCGCCAGCATAATACATAAATGAAGCAATACGTGTATCAGCATCATGAATTGCTATTTCCGTATTATTTTGGCATTCCATAAGCAATCCTGCCACATTAGTATTCCAATTAGTGCCACCACCGAAATTTTTGGATGTATCCCCTATTGTTAAACTACCTGTTGCCATACTTGTGGCGATATTGATATAAGATGAAACCCCTCTTATTTGTCCTGCTCCATTATATACCCTAAAATTTCCGTTTTCAATTTGTAGTTTATTTGTTGGGTCAGTAGTTCCAATACCAACATTACCAGAATTTCGAACAGTAAATAAAGTTTTATCAAAACCGCTCGAGGTTGCGCTTGTTCTTGTATTAATTGTAAATGATGAAGTATATTGAATTTTAGTATTACCAGCATTAGCATTATCTCCAAGCCCTCCAAAATTTATATTAACAGCAACGCCCCAATAACTACTTAATAAAGAATCACCACCAAAAACGCCGCATAAAGTAGAACCATTAGTTGTTATTCTATTTTCTGTTGTTGCTAAATTAACACCATTAACACCTCCTATTATTAAATCGCCACCTGATGACAATGTCATATAATTATAAGCATCAACAGCAGTTCCATTACGAGTATAAAATTTTAAATCACTTTTATTACCTGTAAGGGATGTTGATGTTATTTTCGCAGATTTAATTGATGTAAATGATGGAATGCCGAATTCAATCCCTGTCGTTTGATTTTCAGCATCTGTATTTGTTTCAATTCTTATCATTGCTGTTGTTGCTCCTCCTTGAATGTGAAGTTTTTGGAGAGCATTTGTAGTTCCAATACCAATATTTCCACCAGCCATAATAATCATTTTCGGCGTTCCGGTTGAAGTAATACCACCACTATTAAAAATAATGCCATTGGTTGATTGTAAGAATAAATTATTAGCATAATTGCCTGTATAAGTAGTTCCAGGGAGACCGATAAAACCATATGAAGTAGTATTATTTTTAAATGCTATACAATTAGGAGCAGTGCTGTCAGTTGTTTGAATATCAATCGCATATTGATTTAATATTCTTATATTTAAGGTATTTGCCATATCATTCGTTCCGTTTAATCTTAAATACCGAGTATCATTAACACTCGTGGGAGAATAAGCACTTAAATCAATACTTACTTGATTTGCCACAGATTTAGATAAAGGAGTTTGAAATGATAAAGCATTATTAGTAATATTATTATAATTAAGAGCAGTTAATAATGATCCATCACCGCTAAATTTTCCAGTTCCTGTTAAAGCAATCCCAGCATTTAATACCATATTATTCGTCCCATCTAATTTTAAATATGATGATGAAATTTCAGCACCTTTATAAATAATACTTGTAGCAGATGTTAATGATGCTATTGATAATGCTGAATAAGTTGTTGGCATTCCTAGGGTTAATGTCCCTGTCGCAAATCCAAAACTCCCACCAGTAGCCCCAGTTATAGTGTAAGTATTTATTATAGGCTGATAAGCACTCAAATTAATAGAAACGGCATTAGTTCCAGATTTTGATAATGGTAATGTAAATGATAAAGCATTAACCGAAATATTATTATAATTTATACCTGTAATATTTCCACCACCACCCGAAAAGGTAGTTGCGCTTATATCTCCTGCTGGTGATATTGTTGCTGTGTTTGTTGCCCCTGAATAAAATTTATGAGATGCGGCTGCGTCAGCATAATATCTTAATATATTCGCTGCTACACCAAAGCCGTAAGTTGTTCCATATAATCGAATTAAGTCATTTTGTGTTCTTGATCCAAAATTTAAATAGCTGTTTGTTGTCGTTAAATTAACAATGCCTGATGTTGTTATATCACCTGCTGATGATAATGATAATTTTGAAACATTATCAACATACCAATTATAAGACGCACCATTAGGGATACAATGCCATAAATTATTTGTATTAACACCTATTGAATATGGATACGTAGAAGGGGATGAAGAGGGGTTTAATGTAATCCTATCACCATTTCCAAAAGCAGCAACAGGGGTTCCATATAAACCAGTATTTATATTTATGCGACCTGTCATAGTTCCGCCTTCTTTTAATAAGTAATTGCCGAATTTGGTCGTTAATTCTTCGCCTTTATAAGTGATATCGCTATTAGTTGATACAGCGCCTGTTAAAGTCCCACCAGCTTTTAATAAGTAATTACCGAATTTAGTCGTTAATTCTTCGCCTTTATATGTGACATCATAATTAGTTGTTAATGCGCCTGTTAAAGTTCCACCAGCTTTTAATAAGTAATTGCCGAATTTGGTCGTTAATTCAGTTCCTTTATATGTGAAATCGCTATTAGTTAATACAGCGCCTGTTAAAGTCCCACCAGCTAATGGAAGATAATATTGAAATTGAGAACTAACATCCCCAACCGTTGCTGTTAATAATGTAATAGCTGCCGAGTTTGCTATGCCTATCTCTTCGGCTGAATTTGCTGTTAGCGTAGTTTCTCCTAATGTTGCTGTTAGTCCTGTTATTGAATTATTTATTTCTGTAAATTGTAATTGATTTTGAACATCTTGACCATATAAATATCCTAAACTATCAACAACCGATAGCCATTGAGTAGGAACAGTCGGGACTGCTATGTTTTGTGTGTAAAAAACACGCAATACTCCCTGATTATCTATTTTAGTATTAAAATTATTAACATTAGAAAAGTTTATTTCACCGGAAGAACTTAAAGTAGTATTATTCAATTTGTCTATATTTAGAATTTGACTTATTGGATATTGTCCAATCGCCCCTATAAACGATGAGCTTAAAGGATAACCATTCATATTATATATTTCTATTATTAAATTAGATATGAATAATAAACCAGAAATAACATTGTTTGAATTAGAAGCAAATGTTTATAAACACGAACTGAAAATCATAAAGGAAAAGATAAGAAATAAAAATACATTAGATAAATATTTCGACATTAAAATAATTAAAAAAAAAGATAATATTAGTATATAAAGACTGATGAATGGTCATCATTTAATTGCTGATGTTATAAATATATCGAATGTAAAACCACTCAAAACCGTTGAAGGTGTTAAACCTTTAATGGAAAAAATAGTAGAAGAAATGAATTTGACCGTTGTTGGTTATACACAACATCAATTTCAACCATACGGGGCTACTTTACTTTATTTACTCGCTGAAAGTCATTTAAGTATTCATACTTATGTAGAGGAGAGATATTGCGCTATCGATTTGTATTGTTGCTCTCCTGGTATTAATATGGATGATGTTTTAAGTATCATATATGATTATTTCAGGGGTGATTGTATTATTAGAAAAAATATCATAAAAAGATAAAGATGAATCCATAGCTTTATCTTAATAAGTATTAGAATATATCCGCACGAAGAACTATATGAAAAAACATTATTTAATCATCATTTATAAATGGATTTTTTATTTTTATTTTTTCTTTTTCAATTCCAAATGTTGTTTTTTTTCTTGTTAAATTACATTGTTTACATAAAGTTCTTAATTTAGAATTATTTTTATGAAATTCACACCATCTATTCTCAAATTCTTTATCTTCTTCTTTAAATTTTGCTCTATTATAATAATCATTTTCAAATATAGTTGGTATATTTATTTCATTTTTTAAAAAGTTTTCTTTTAAGTTTTTAAACAATATTATATGGTCTATTTGTATATCGTCATTTGAATTACATAAATCACATTTCCAATTTTCTACATTTTTCTTAAAATATTCTATTTGAGATTCAATCGCAACTCTTAAAGCAGTATTTAAATTGAAAGATATATCTTGTTCATTTGATGTTTTTTTAAAACATTCTCTATATGATATATCAATAATACTTCCATCTTCTTTTATCAAATTAAATTCATAATATCTAAAATTTCTTTTATTACTAATAATACATATATCAATTACTCCTTTTAATTTTGTTTTATCTTTATGAAGTTTAAAAGCTTCCATACAGTCATTATAATCTTCTATTCTCTCATTTTTTAAAGAAGAACATAAACCTTTATTTAAAATATTTTTAATATGTTCTTGCTTCTCTTTTAATGTTTTAATATCTTTCCACATTATTTCTCTATATTGTTTTAAACTTTATATATTAGAAATCTCATATTCTTACCATTTATGATTATAT